ATGCGTGCTGGCGAGATCGTCTTCACGGGGATGGACCGCGTGGTGTTCGGCCGCACGGCCGCCGAGGCCGTCGTCCAGGCGGCCGAGCGGCTCAGCGCCAAGCGGGTGTTCATCCTCGCCGGCAAGACGCTCAATCGCGAGACCGATGCGGTCCGGCAGATCGCCGATGCGCTGGGATCGCGCTACGCCGGCGTACATGACGACATGCCGGCGCACAGCCCGCGCGATGCGGTGGTCGCCTGCGCCAACAAGGCGCGCGATGCGGGCTGCGACCTGCTTGTCAGCGTCGGTGGCGGATCGACGACCGACGGCGGCAAGGCGGTCACGATCTGCCTGGAGCACGACATCCGCGAACCGGATGGGCTCGAGCCCTTCCGTACCGTGGTCGACGAGGTGACAGGCAAGCGCAGCTTTCCGCAATACCGGGCGCCGACGGTACGCCAGATCTGCGTGCCGACGACCTTGAGCGGCGGCGAGTTCAATGCCCGCGCTGGAGTCACCGAGCCGCGGCTGCGATTGAAGCAGGCCTACATCCATCCCGGCCTCATCCCGCTCGCGGTGATTTTCGATCCCGCCATCGCCGTGCACACGCCGGAGTGGCTATGGCTCTCGACCGGCATCCGCGCCGTCGATCATGCGGTGGAGACCTACTGCTCGATCGACGGCAATGCGTACACCGACAGCACCGCATTGCAGGCGCTGCGCCTGCTCGGCCGCGGCCTGCCGGCGGTGAAGCGCGACCCGTCCGACCTCGCGGCGCGGCTCGACTGCCAGATCGGCGCCTGGATCTCGATGACCGGCATCGTCACCGGCACGCGCATGGGTGCGAGCCACGCCATCGGCCACGTGCTGGGCGGCAGCGCCGGCGTGCCGCACGGCTATACGTCGTGCGTCATGCTGCCGGCCGTGCTGGCGTTCAATGCCGAGGTCAACGGCGATCGCCAAGCCGAGATCAGCGCCGCGCTCGGTGCGGCCGGCCAGCCCGCTGCCGAGGTGCTCGACCGCTTCATCGGGGGCCTCGGACTGCCGCGGCGACTGCGCGACGTCGGTGTCAATCGCGACGACCTGCAGCGTATCGCAACGAACTGCATGAAGGACGACTGGACCTTCAGCAATCCGCGGCCGATCCAGGGCGCGCAGGAGATCGTGCCGATCCTGGAAACTGTGTACTGAGGTCCCGCGCCCGGTGACCATCCGGAGTCCGCGGCACGACATGCAACCCGCAGCGTGCTGCCGCGTTTCGTGCCAGGATGACAGTATCGATCGCAATCCGCGTACTGTGCGTGTTCGTGATGCTCGTTGCGGCGATGGCGATGCAGGCCTCGCGCAATCAGGCGCAGGCGCAGGACTGCGAATACGGCGCGTTCGGCTGCGGGCACGTTGAGCAGCATCATCAGTACCTGGAATGGAAGCCGACCACCGGTAAAGGCAGCTGCTGCAACGGTGAGGACTGCCGGCCCGTGCGGGCCCGCACGGAAGACGACGGCAGCTGGTCGGTCTGGATCCCCGAATTTCGCCGCTGGATACCGGTGCCAGCCTTTGCCGTCGGCGAGCCCGACCGCTTCGGCGACGGCCGCAGCCACGTCTGCAGCACCAAGCCGCTGACGACGGTGCCGGTGTTTCACATCTTCTGTTTTTCGCCGACGGGGTCGAAGAGCTGAGGGCTGTCACCGGAGGTGTCTGCGAGCGAACGCGCGGCCAGAGCCGGATTTCAGATAGCGCTCGAAAGCGACTGCTTTGATCTGGTCCGAGAAGGCGACATAAGTCACCAGATGCCAGGGGGTGAATTTAGAGGTATGGGGCGCTTTGCCGGAATTGTGGTCAGCGAAGCGCCGCTTCAGGTCGATGGTCAGGCCGACATAGTATTGATCGTGCGCAGCTTGGCTCTGGAGGAGATAAACGTAGAACATCGATCTGATAGACGGAGATCGATGGCCGATCGTTACGCCTACGCTCCCGGCATGAAGCAGGATGGCTTGCCAGCCGAAGCTGCGCGGGGCATCGACAGCCCTCCTTCGCTCTTACGAGCTTCGGCGGGCAACCTCGCTGCTGCGCAGCGAAGGTTGGCGGAGAGGAAGGGACTGCCGGAAGCGCGGCCCTTCAATGACTTAGGATGTCTAACCGGCCCAAAGGCCCACATTGAACGGAAAGCGCTTTTCCCGGGACTGTCTAACCGGACGAGCCTGCCCCGAAAGAGAACCGCCGCCCCGGCGGATCACGGGACGGCGGCTCAAAAGATTGGAAAGCGGGGGCGCTGTTCCAAGCGCGAATATAACAACACAGACCTGTTTACCGCAAGCGGTGTGCGCGACCAGCAAGACGCGAAACGAAGCCCAAACGACCTCGAAACAAGCTCCAATCGCGTCCCAAACGACCTCGAAAATCAACCGGAATTGTTGAATTCCATTGGCTTAGGTCAAGCGGCCGCTTCCGGCGGCGCTCGAGCTAACCATCAACCATCAACTACCAACCAAGACGATAGAGAGGGTCTTACTATCGCCGTGGCCCTCGCCACGTTCGCGCCGCTCCTCGAGATCGAGGAGGCGTCCACCACCGACTGACCCCTCACCCTTCAATCCATTGCCCACGCCCGTCAGTCGGGCACCGGCCTGCCGCCCCTTCATGGCGTAAACAGCAGCAACCGAGTGGCAACGATAGAAGGGCCGCCGAAGCCAATACGGTGGCCCAGGAGTGGGCAACCGTCGTTCGGACCCACGGTAGGCGCGCATGCTGGCGGATCGGCAGGCGCGCAATGCAGCGCCATTTGAAGCGCGCGTAAAGGCCGACAGCATGACCCCGGCCTCCCCGTGACAGGGTTGCGTCGATCCGCACGTGCCGAGGCTCCAAGCCCGGCTCCGTGACTCATACGGATGGCTTCGTCTCGGAAGGCGAAGCCATGCCTACACCATCCCCCACCATGACCCATAAACACAGGCAAGAACGGGCTTGCTGCTGGGGGTCACAAGTCGGGACGAACCCTCCTCCGGACCGAACCACAGCGCAAGTGCTTGCCTTGTTCGCATCCATAATTGGTATTACCTTCTAATTATTGCGCTAAACACGCAAATTGCTCCTCATTTGGTCCCAATGGTTAGAAACCTTGGGCGGGGTCGTGCCGTGGGTGGGACATTTTCGCTCGCGCTCACAGGGTCCCTGTGAACGCCGCGGCCGCCATCGCCTTTCTTGAGAGGCTGCGGGTCCCTGAGGGGCCTCGAGCCGGCCAGCCGCTGCGTTTGGCGCCTTTCCAGCGTCAATTCGTGGGCGGTGCACTTTCCGATGACGTCTCGGTGGCCGCCCTGTCGATCGGCCGCGGCAATGCCAAGACGGCGCTATCCGCGGGCATCGGACTCGGCGCCCTGCTCGGCAAACTGGGCGACGGGCAGCCGAAACGGGAAATCGTCATCGGTGCGCGAACCCGAGACCAAGGGCGAATCGGCTGGAATTTCGTGGAAGGCCTGTCGCGGACCCTGCCGACCGCGACCCGTAAAGCCCTGACCTTCCGGCGCGCTCCGCGCCTTGAGATTGAGTTCGAGGGCGACGGCGGCGGCCACGTGCTGCGCGTCATCCCCGCCGATGGCAAGTCCGCGCTCGGCGGCGCCCCAACGCTGGCCATTCTGGACGAGCGCGGCCATTGGGAACGCGACAAAGGCGACGCGCTCGAGCACGCGCTCCTATCGGGCCTCGGCAAGCGCGGAGGCAAAGCGCTCATTATCTCGACGTCGGCGCCGGACGATGCGCACCCGTTCTCGCGCTGGCTCGATGAGGAAACACCCGGCGTCTACCGCCAGGAGCATCGCCCGGCGCCAAGCCTGCCAGCCGATGACCTCGAGTCCCTGATGCTCGCGAACCCTGGCGCCGTTGCCGGCATCGGTGCGTCGCTGGAATGGCTGCAGGCACAGGCCCGCCGAGCGATCGCGCGCGGCGGCAGCACTCTGACGTCCTTCCGCCTCTACAATCGCAACGAACGCGTGAGCGGCGAGGCTCGCGACGTGCTTCTCACCGTCGACGAATGGCTCCGGTGTGAGGCCGCGGATGCGCCGCCCCGCACCGGGCCGGTTGTTGTCGGAATCGACTTGGGCGGCTCGGCCAGCATGAGCGCAGCGGCGTTCTACTGGCCCGAAACCGGCCGCCTCGAGGTGCACGGCACGTTCCCGTCGAAGCCTTCGCTGCTCGACCGCGGCCAGGCCGACGGCGTCGGCAACCGCTACGAGCTCATGCGGGACCGCGGCGAGCTCGCCACGTTAGGCGACCAAACCGTGCCTGTGGCGGGTTGGCTGGTCGAGGTCCTTCGCCATATCGAGGGCCAACCGATCGCCGCGGTCTGCATGGACCGCTACAAGCAATCGGAGCTCGGCGAGGCGATCGATAAGACCGGGATCCGCGCGCCGCTGGTGTGGCGAGGCCAAGGCTTTCGCGATGGCGGAGAGGACTGCGAGCGCTTCCGGCGCGCTTGCTATGATGGCCGCGTCCGCTCAAGGCCGTCGCTGCTGCTGCGCAGCGCCTTCGCCGATGCGGTTTGCCTTAGGGATCCTGCCAACAACCTCAAGCTCGCGAAGGCACGTAGCAACGGGCGCATCGACCCCGCCGCAGCGTCGGTGCTCGCCGTCGCCGAAGGTGCCCGCATGGTCGGGCGTGCCGCGAAGAAGCCGCGCCAGGCGGTGTGGGCATGAGGCGGTATCACCGATACAGCGCCGCCGTGACGCGCACGAAGCGTTGGCGCGCTCTCCGACTGCAGGCCCTTCGCCGTGACGGCTGGCGGTGCGTGCAATGCGGCAAGCCCGGCCGCGAGGTCGATCACATAAAGCCGGTGCGCTCGCATCCCGAGCTCGCGTTCGTGCTCGACAACCTTCAAACGCTCGACGCCCGCTGCCACACGCGCAAGACGCGACGCGACATCGGGCTCCCCGAAACCGACCCGCGCCGCGATGAGTGGCGCGCTCTCGTCTCTCAAACCCCTCTCAATCAGGAGCAATGAATGCTCGAGTCAGTGAAAATCAGCCGGCGCCAGTCCGAGATTCGGCAGGCGCTCGCCGCGTTGGTCGGTAAAGACAAGCCGACCGACGATGAAGTGCGGTCCATGTCGGGCCTCGACAAGGAGTTTCAGGCCAACGAAACCCGCTATCGCGCGGCGCTGATCGCCGAGGACAACGAGCGCCGCGATGCCAAGGGCGAGCTCGAGACTCGCGGCAGCAAGGAATGGGGCGAGCTCATCGGCCGGTTCGAAATGCGCCAGGTCGTGCTTGCCCTCGAGGAAGGCGCCGCCTTGTCGGGCCCGACGGCCGAAGTCGTCACCGAGCTCCGAAGCAAGGGCGGCTATCGCGGCGTGCCGGTGCCTTGGCTGGCGCTTGAGCGGCGCGTCGGCGAGACGGTGGCGAGCGGCACGCCGAATCCGCTGGAAACGCGACCGATCATCGATCGGCTTTTCCCTGCCTCTGTCGCGGGCCGAATGGGCGCCCAGATGATCAACATCGACTCAGGTCTCATCGAGTGGCCCGTCGTGACCAGCAGCGTGGCGGCAGGCTGGGCGGCCACCGAAACGGGGGCAGTGGCCGGACCGACCGTCTTCGCCACGACGGACAAGGCGCTTGGGCCGAATCAGACCCTCGGCATCCAGATGAAAATCACGCGCAAGGCGCTCAAGCAGTCGGGCGACGCACTCGAGCAGGCGATTCGGCGCGATATGAGCTCTGCGACCGAGGCCGCGCTCGACAAGGCAGTTTTCCTTGGCGCCGGGTCTGGCGGCGAACCCGCCGGTGTGCTGGTAGGGTCATACGGCATCACCAGCACGGCCGTTAACGCCGCGGCGACGTGGGCGGCTTTCCGGGCCGCGGTTGTGCGGTTCATGACCGCCAATGCGGCTGGCGGCCCGGGCGACGTGCGATTGCTCATCCGCCCGGAAATCTACGACAAAATGGACGGCACCCTCATCGCCAGCACGGCGGTGTCTGAGTGGGACCGGCTCCTCAAGAACATCCCCAACCCGGTCATGTCTTCGAACGCCCTCGCGGCGCCGACTGGTGGCCCGCCGGTGGCGAGCAAGGCCCTACTGACCACAACGGTGGGCGGCGTAGCTCCGATCTTCCTCGGCGTCTGGGGCGGTGTCGATCTCATCCGCGATCCCTACAGCGACGCGGCGTCCGGCGGCCTACGGCTCACCGGTCTCGTTACGGCAGACGTGACCGTGGCCAGGCCGGCGCAGCTAGACATCCTCACGGGCGTGCAGAGCTAGGCGCCATGGGCCCGGAAATCGAACGACGCGCGGCGGCCGCCGAAATCCGGGCCGCCGGCCGCAAGCTCGAGGGCTACGCGGCCACGTTCGGCACCGAGGCGCGAATTGGCTCCTTTGTGGAGACGATCGCGTCCGGCGCCTTCGCGGCATCGCTGGCCGACGGCGGCGACAAGCTCGCTCTCGTCGACCACGACCCGGCCCGCGTGCTGGCGCGCACCCGGAGCGGCACCCTGCGGCTGGCCGAGGATGCCCGCGGCCTCGCCTTTTCGCTCGATGTGCCCGACACGCAAGCCGGCCGCGACGTACTCGCCCTGGCCGAGCGCGGCGACCTGGGCGGCATGAGCTTCGCCTTCAAGGTCCGGCCCGACGGCGAGCGTTGGTCCGGCAATCGCCGCGAGCTCCGCTCCGTCGACCTGGCCGAGGTTTCAATCGTCCAGGCCTGGCCGGCGTACGACGGCACAACCATCACGGCGCGCAGCCGGCCGGTGCTCGAGCTCCCGGACGCCGGGCTGCGCCGCGTGCTGGCGCGATGGAGGGCTTGATGGCTGCCATCACCATCCGCGCTACCGAGGCCATTCCTGCAAGCTATCCGGCCGCGCCCTCCGGGCTGTCGGAAGCCGCGGCGTTGGTCGCCCCGGCTCTCATCTGGCAGCGCATCGAGGCGTACACCGCAATGCGCTACAGCCTCAGGGCCGTCGAATGGATCGTTGAGGGTTGCGGCGAGTGGGTGCCACCGCTCAGGCCCACGACGATTACGACCGTTGAACAGTGGACCGGCACCGCATGGCAGGCGGTAACGCTCCAAGCGTCCCCGCTCGGCGGCTACACGCTACCAGGCGACGGGCCTTACCGCTTCACGGGTACGGCCGGCGTCAACGGTTCCGAAATCCCTGCCGCCGTCAGCGAGGCCTACAAGCGCCTGGCCGAATACACGGCCCTTACCTTGAACGTCGGCGATGTCGGGAAGCGTAGCGAAAGCTTCCCCGACGTCGTCGCCCGCGAATACGGCTCGCCATCTTGGCGCGCTCGCGCACTACAGGACTCCGGCGCCGCCGACCTGCTGCGCGCCTACAGGAGGGCATAGCGATGAAATGGTGGCCCTTCCGAAAGGTGGAGCGGCGCTCGGCAATGAGCGGCTTCACCGCCGAGCTCATGGCGGCGCGCGAGTCCTACATCAGCGGCCGGCGCGGCATCGCCGAGCTCACGGCAACGGCGCAGAGTTGCATCAGTCTTTGGGAGGCCGGCTTTGCGATCGCCGACGTCAAGGGCACGCGGTTTCTAACGCGGAGCGTCATGGCGATGCTTGCGCGTTCCCTTGCCTTGCGAGGTGAGTTCGCCGGCCTTGTCCGAGAAGACGGCATTGTGCCGGCGAGTGACTGGGATCTGCGCACCCGCTCGGGTCGACCGACCGCCTACCGCCTCAGCATCAGCGAGGCCGGCGGCGGCACAACGCAGACGGCGCTGGCAGCCGAGGTGCTGCACGTTCGCATCGGCACCGACGTGGCCGCGCCGTGGTCTGGGCAAGCGCCGCTGCGGCGGGCGAGCCTCACCGCGGGCATGCTGCAGGCCGTCGAGAGCGCCCTGGCCGAAGTGTTCGAAATGGCGCCCATAGGCTCGCAGGTCGTGCCGATGCCGGAAATCCCCGACCAGGAAAGCACCGCCTTGGGCCGATCCTTCCGAGGCCAGCGCGGCCGCGTTCTCCTCCGCGAATCGGTGGCAGTCAGCTCGGCCGGCGGACCGGCGCCGGCGGCGGACTGGCGACCGGCGGACCTTACGCCGAACCTACAGGCGGCGACGCCCGGCGACATGCTCCAGGCGGCCCGCGGTGCCGTCTGCGGTGCCTTCGGCGTCCTGCCGGCGCTGTTCGACCAGGCCGCCCAAGGGCCGCTTGTACGCGAAGCCCAGCGCCACCTAGCGCAATGGACGCTGCAGCCGATCGCCGAGCTACTGGCCGAGGAGGCTTCGGAGAAACTCGGCGCCACGATCGCAATCGACACGTTGCGACCTTCACAGGCCTTCGACGCCGGCGGCACGGCTCGGGCGGTGGCTACGTTGGTCGAGGCCATGGCTCGCGCAAAGGAAGCGGGCCTCGAGCCGGGCGCGATCGCCGGAGCTTTCCGTCGAGTGGATTGGGAAAGCTGAACGGCGAGGCCTCCCGACCATGGCCAAGCCGAAGTGGAAGAAGAACCGACAAAGGCGACACCACCGCGAACCGGTCGTGCGCCGAGTGGCGGAGCTCTTAGATACGGGCACGCCAACGAAATGGCGCTGGACTACCGCGGCCCGCCACGGCCTGCGGGCGGCGATGTGCATGAAGGGTATCGCATGGGCGATCGCCGACGCGAGAGCCGAGGAAATCGTCACACTGGCGAGGCATCGCATCGGCCTGTCCCACTATCCAAGCTGGATTGAGGCGCGGGGCGACATGCCCCAAGAGCGCGAGTTCTGGTATTGCGCGGGCTGCGGCGGCCGCATCGACGGTGGCTATCGGCGGCCATGGTGTGGCGAGGATTGCCGCCTGCTGTTGAAAGCGCGGCATCGACGTAATGGACGGCGGGGCGACGATGCCGCCCGCCAGCGATTTATCCGCGTCGTGCTCACCGGTGGCACCGAGCAACCCAAGGCGCCGCGCGAACGGCGGTGCAAGCACTGCGAACGCCACTTCGAACCGGTGAATCGCACACAGCGATATTGCTCGCGCACATGTTTTGGCCGCGCCGATCGGCGCCTGATTAGCCGCGATTGCTTGATCTGCGCACGGCCCTTCTCACCGAAGGGGCCCGCCAAATGCTGCGGGCCGGACTGCATCGCCGAAAAGCGGCGGCGTACGCTTCGTGAGGTGAATGCTCGGCGCAGGGTTTGGCACACCAAGGCCTGCGCCATATGCGGTTCGGTGTTCAAGTCTGCTCGGAGCGTGGCGCTCTACTGCGGCAACCCCAAGTGCACAAAGGAAGCCGGCCGGCGGGCGGAGCGCTTGTATCGGTGCAGGAAGCGGGAAGCGGCCGCCTCGCCCGGCGAGGAAGGCCCGCCTTTGGAGCTCGCGGCGGACTGATGGCACTTAGGAGCGACAGCGCGAGGCGATGGCCGAGGCGGCGTAGCGCTGGTTGCCGACCTAGACTCCCCGCGGCGGCCGATGGGCCGCCCCTAGTCACCGTTTTTCTTCCACCAACTTCTTCAATTCGGCGCGGCGGGCCTTGGTCATGCCTCGTGTTGCGCCCAACTTTAACCGGGCAGCCTCCATGTTGTTCTTCCGAATCTCGTTCACGTCATAGCCTTCGGCGATATGAGCGGAAATACCACGGACGAGTTGTGACGCCATCGCCAGATCGTAGCAGCGAGCCCAACAGTAGACATTGATCGCGATGCTGTTGGCCGAATCGTGTGCGGCTAGAATTGATGAAGCCTTGCGCAAATGTTCGAGAGCCTCTTCGGTACGCTTTTGGCTCGAGGTGGTCGAAACCCTCCAATGCTCTTCGATCGTTTGAAGGACCTCGCGCCGATCAGACCAGAAGTCCGTCAACGGCTTGCCAAAGGCATTGCTCGCGACCCAAGCAAGAATGCCTCCGATGATTCCGACAAGACCCGAGATCCAGTGTTGAGCAATGAATTCCCAAAGCATTTCCGCTCCTTGAGCCGAGGCGGAGTGAATCAGTCCCAATTCTTAAAGTCGTCGTGCACGTGCGCAACAATTGGCCGTGTGCGGCTGCCATCTTTAACAATTTCCAGCACGAACCGGAACCTATGTTCTTTCCTCCAAACGTCTTTGTATACGAAGGTTCCAAAGACAACCTTGGCACCCGGTGGCTCAACCGGAACGCGCGCGATGACGGTTCGGTCCTTCGGCCCGCCAGGCGCAATGCGATCTTCGAACTCTTTCCAGTCGTAAGCTATTGTCCTGGCCTTCTGCACTTCGGCGTCTGACGGCGCAAAACCAACTTCAAAGGTGTTTAAGTAGGCGGGCGTTTTTCCATAGTTTGCGACTTCGACGCGGAAAATCGTTCCTTGCTCCTCAACGTCGCCTCCTCCTGTCAAGTAGGCGCGCGTAGTCTCGCGGGCACGCCACCACATTGTCGCGGTAAAAAACGCAGCAACGATTGTTCCGGCGGCCGAGCAAGCGGCGATTATTAATTCCGCGTTCGTCATTCCGCCTTCCCCCTCGCCTTGAGCCCGAGCTTAGCTTCGCCATGTCGCCTTCATCCCCCCGGCGGCGGAGTAAAAGCGGTTGGCTCGGCAACACGAAGCGCGACCCACACAACGATGAACAACGAGTAAAGGAACGCAACACCGGTAATTCGATCGGCCCACTTGTCGATCCAGATTTGGTTGCTAAGCCAGTGTTGCCGCTCCTCGAGACGGGTTCGACGCAAAGTCGGCGCTCTAGAGCGCCGCACCAAGAAATCCCAGTCATAGTAGGAGCAATATTTGTTGAGATATGCCACCAGGACTTGGACGAGCGATCCGAGAAGCAAAGCGACTACTATTATGGTCTGCTGAAGGGATCCAAGCCGTTCGATCAGGTCTGGCCGTGAATAGAGCAGTGCTGGCACTCCGACACCAAAGGCCACAAACCAAGTTCGAAGGAGCTTGTTGTATTCTTGGTAGTTCGCGTAATGGCCCGACGCTTCGCTGCGATCTTCCTCAGCCTGCGACTTGCTCATGATTGCCCCCTAGCTAAGACCTTCCGAGATTTGCGAAGATCGTGGATCGCCGCCAAAGACCGCGAACATGGCGTCAATCATACGCGCAAGGCTTGTGGGCACGTGCACCTGCCATCCTGTGGAAAACGAGCTTTCAGACGGCCCGTATGGGCGTTGGGATAAGTGGCATGCATCCCAAGTTGACGTGCTGCGTTGCGTCCGCCACAATCCACGCGATGCACGCCCTACAATTCGTACAGGAATTCGCGACCTTCACCGGCCAGGACTACGCGAGCTTGCGGGTGATCGACCGCGCCTTGGCAGAAAGGGGACTTCGCGCAAAGGCCAAGGGAAAGCGACTGCCGGACGTCACCCTGGGTGAAGGTGTCATGTTCTTGCTGGCGGTGCTGGCCAACACACAGCCGACGCGAGCCGCCGAGGCAGCCCTGGAGCTTGCCCAATCATATTGTTTTTCGGCCCCTCGGCACCGCAACCGCAAGTCGCTGGCGATGCTTACGCGCATGACCGGTTTGCCGGTAACAGAGTGGTCGGGGCCAAAGATGCGGCCGCCGCCCCGAATTTCGGCCTCGCTAATCAATGTGGTGGCCACACTTTGCCGCCCGCGGCCCGGCGGCAGATGGGCGGAACTCTCAGTTCAACGCGACGGCCCCGCCTTTCTTGCGTTTGGGCAGGCGGACTCGGACAACCATGGGGAGTTGCGCTTCGATAATCCGAACAAAGTGCGAGAGCCGAAATCGCTCATTGAAACCAGAACCGCCATGCCCGACCTTCTACGGTGGATCGGTGAAAACACCGTCGACGAAGCTCCGGATTGGCCCTCAAAGCGGCGCGACTGATGGCCCGCCGCTCGAGCCCTTACACCCAGGCCGATATCACCCGCCTCATCAAAGCGGCGATCGCCGCCGGCGTCGGCAAGGAGCACATCGTCGGCGTGAGGCTGGACCGCGACGGCGCGACGGTGCTGTTCGGCGAAAAGAAGCCGATGCAGGAGACTGAACGTCCCAACGAATGGGACGAAGTGTTGGACGACAAATGACACCGCGCCGCCTGCCCAAGTACTGCTCGGAATTCGCGGATCGCCACGGCAAGATCCGCGTGCGCTTCCGGCGCAAGGGCTTCTCCGACTACTACTTCAAGAACGTGGCGTGGTCGGCGGAGTTCATGTCGGAGTATGAGGCGTGCCTCGCCGGCAGCGTCGCGCCGACTCTGCAGCCAGGAATGAGCCGCATGAAGGCCGGCACATTCAACGCCTTGATCGCCGCCTACTACGGCTCGCCGGAGTTCAAGGGTTTGCGGCCAAGCTCACAAGCGACCTACCGCGGCATCCTTGAGCGGTTCCGTCAGCAACACGGTGAAAAGCGCGTCGCCGCGATCGAACGTAAGCACATCAAGGCGCTGCTCGGCGCGATGCACGAGACGCCGGCAGCGGCTAACAACCTGCTCGATAGGCTCAAGAGCTTGATGACCTTGGCGCTGGACCTTGGCATGCGCAGGGATGATCCGACGCACAAGATGCGCGGCTTCAAGCTCGAGAGCGACGGCTTCCACACGTGGACCGAGGCGGAGATCGTGCAGTATGAGGCCCGCCATCCGATTGGCAGCATGGCGCGCCTCGCCCTTGCTCTGATGCTCTTCACCGGCCAGCGCCGCAGCGACGCCGTGACAATGGGTTGGCAGCATATCGACGGCGGGAAGATCAGGGTCCGGCAGATCAAGACGACGGCCGCCTTGCTCATCCCGCTGCACCCCGCCCTGCATTCCGTGCTCGCCGCGACGCCACGCGAGAACATGACGTTCTTGGTGACCGCGTTCGGCCGACCCTTCAAGGTCGCCGGCTTCGGCAACTGGTTCCGCGACAGGTGCGATGAGGCAGGCTTGCCGCAGTGCTCGGCGCATGGCTTGCGTAAGGCCGCCGCTCGGCGCTTGGCCGAGGCTGGATGCTCGTACTCGGAGATCAAGTCCATCACCGGCCACAAGACTGACAAGGAGGTGGCCCGCTACACAGCCGCCGCCGACCAGAGTAGACTAGCGGAGCGCGCGATGCAGACCGCCTACGGAATGAAGGCGGAACACGAAGTGTCTAACCTCGATGATGGGTTAGACAATTCGACAGTTAAGCCACTGAAAAGAAAGGGCCTGTAGATGCGAATGGCGGAGAGGAAGGGATTCGAACCCTCGATACGAGTTATCCCCGTATAACGGTTTAGCAAACCGCCGCCTTCGACCGCTCGGCCACCTCTCCGCAGCCCGTTAAGACCCCGGCGATCGATATCCACGACGGATGCGCCGCGGTTCTAGCGGCGGGCGTTTCCCGAGTCAAACGAAGCCTCAATTTCGCAAGTATTTTCAGGCTCTTGGCCTGATGGCACGAACCGTGCGACGGTGCCGCCATGAGTACCGCCCCTTCGTCCCTCGACATGCTGAAGCGCCTGGTGGCGTTCGACACCACCTCGCGTAATTCCAACCTGGAGTTGATCCACTATATCCAGGACTACCTTACCGATTTCGGGGTCGAGAGCACCCTGGTGCCCAACGAAGAGGGCACCAAGGCCAACCTGTTCGCCTCGATCGGCCCCGACCGCGAGGGCGGCGTCGTGCTTTCGGGCCATACCGACGTGGTCCCGGTCGACGGCCAGCCCTGGACGACGGATCCCTGGACTCTCACCGAAAAGAACGACGGCAATCTCTATGCGCGCGGCACCTGCGACATGAAGGGCTTCGTCGCCGCCTGCCTCGCCAACGTCCCGGCCTTCCAGCGCGCCAGGCTGAAGGTGCCGATGCATTTCGCCTTCTCCTATGACGAGGAGATCGGCTGCCTGGGCGCCCATGCGCTGGCCGAAAAGCTCGTCGGCGCCGTGCCGCGGCCCCAGGCGGTGATCGTGGGCGAGCCCACCATGATGGGCGTGGTCAATGCGCAGAACGCCGGCGGCGGCATCATTGCCACCTTCACCGGCTTCGAGGCGCATTCCTCGATGACCCATCTCGGCGTCAGCGCCATCCACTTCGCCGGCGACTTCATCCATTGGCTGAACGAGCTGCAGGTCGAGCTGGCCGGGCGCAAACGGACCGACATCGACACCGTGCCCGGCCACACCACCATCAATGTCGGCGTGATCAACGGCGGCACCGCGGGCAACATCCTGGCGCGCGAGTGCACGCTGAACTGGGGCTATCGCACCCTGCCCGGCGACGATCCGTGGGAGGTGCAGCGCCGCGCCGAGAAGTACATCGCCGAGCTGCTGCTGCCCAAGATGCGGGCCAAGCATCCCGACGCCAACATCACCCTGAAGCGGCGCTCCTTCGTGCCCGGCCTGCTGCCGCAGGAGAACGAGGAAGCGGCCAAGCTCGCCCTGCAATGGACCGGCGGCAACCGCACCTATGCGGTGCCCTACGGCACCGAGGCCGGCATCTTCCGCGGCCACGGCATCCCGACCGTGATCTGCGGCCCTGGCGACATCTCCCAGGCCCATCAGCCCAACGAGTTCGTCGCCCGCTCGCAGATGGATGCCTGCGACGCTTTCCTGGTCAGGATGATCGGCTGGGCGGAGAAGCAATAGTCTTCGCCGGGCGCGCGCCACTTGCGGCGGAGTAAACTCCGCCGCAAGTGGCGCGTCATGGTCTTGCCGGAACGCGGACCTCCAGGTCCGCTCATGATCATGATGCGGACCTGGAGGTC